CCGGTTCAACTGGTCGGCGTCGGGATCGACGGCCGCGTTCACGAGTCGGCAGGTCAACTTCACGCTGTCGGACGCGACCGACTACATCGCGGGCAACTACTTCGACATCGCAGTCTTCAATCAGCTCGCCGGCGGCAAGGTGGTCGCGTGGGATCCGACGACGTACGACGGCCGACACACTGCGGACGGCGTGCTCTACGACAACGTCGATGCCTTGGCCAGCGACCTGGCGGGTGCCATCGTCGCGCGCGACGCGTCGGTGATCAAGGGATCGCTCGAATGGGCCACGGCGATCACGGCGGCGCAGAAGGAGTCCGCCTATCTCGACCTCGCGGCGCGTGGGGTCATTGCCCGGTAGGTCAGTGCCCAGGAGGGCGAGGAGACACACATCATGCCGCAACTCGACATCTTCACCGGCGACGCCTTCAGCATGCACTCGCTGACGGCCGCGTTCATCAAGCTGCCGTACCAGCCCATGCGTTTGGGGGCACTCCGGCTCTTCCAGGAGGCTGGCGTGCGCACCACCTCCATCGATGTCGAATCGATGGACGGGCGCCTGTCTCTGATCCAGACCTCCCCGCGGGGCGGCGCCGCGCCTGATCCGGTCGGCGCGAACAAGCGCAAGATGCGGACGTTCCGCGTGTACCACCTGGAACGCGATTCGAAGGTCTACGCCGACGAGGTGCAGAACGTCCGGGCATTCGGCTCGGAGACGGAACTGCAGCAGGTCGAAGCGCTCGTGCAGGAACGGCTCGCCGAGCTGCGCCCGATGCACGAGGTCACTCTGGAGTATCACCGCGTGAACGCACTCCAGGGCATCCTGCTCGATGCCGATGGCGCGACCCTATTGAACCTCTTCACTGAGTTCGCGGTCTCGCAGCAGACCTACGACTTCGAATTCACTGACCCGGATCTCGACGTGCGCGGGGCCATCGTGGCGGCCAAGCGGCTGGCCGAAGACGAGCTCGGCGGGAGCGTCATCACCGGGTGGCGCGGCATCTGCTCGGCTGGCTGGTTCGATGCCTTCGCCGGTCATGACAACGTCCAGGAGGCGCTCAAGTACCAGGAGTCGCTTGTGCTGCGGACGGACATCCGCACCGGGTACGAGTACGGCGGCGTGATGTGGGAAGAGTACCGGGGCTCGGTGACCAAGCCGGACAGCGTCGGCGGCGGATCCGCCGCGTTCATCCCGGCGAATGTCGCGTTCCTGGTGCCCGTCTCGGCCCCGTCGATTTTCATCACGCGGTTCGCGCCGGCGGACTACGAAGAGACCGTCAACACGCTCGGCCTGCCGCTCTATGCGAAGCAGGTGGCCGACCCGAGCGGGTTGAACAAGTTCCGGCTGATCAACACGCAGAGCAACCCGATTTGCCTCTGCCTGCGGCCGCGCGCGGTCATCAGGTTGACGAAGAGCTAGCGCAGGATCGTCCTAAGCGAGCGTGGAGAGTTGACGCAATGAACACGACCCAACGCGCACGATTCACGGCCCCGGGTGGCGGCGTCACCAAGGGCCTGGGCTATCTGATCGGCTCGCTGTTCGTGGTGGCGCGACACGACGCAGCCGCGGCGGCCCAGTTCACCGGCGCGACCGCCGGGATCTGGACGCTGGTCAAGACGTCGGCGCAGGCCTGGACCCAAGGCCAGAAGGTCTACTGGAACACGGGCACCAGCAAGGCGGACAGCGACGTCACGACTGGGCCGCTGATTGGCGTGGCCGCCGCGGTGGCGGCCAATCCGTCCAGCACCGGCCGCGTTCGGCTGAACGCGGCCTCGCCGGGCACGGCCGAAGGGCTGGGTCTGGACGCAACCGAGTACGGCCGGCTGAATGGTGCCCTAGCGGGGACGCAGGTTGCCGGGAAAGCGGTCATCGCGGATTCCAACGTCAACACCGGCGTCTCGAAGGTGACGCAGCTCCACATCGGCGCGACGGGCGCCGAGGTGCAGGTCACCGCGACGCCGGCGCAGTTGAACGCGCTGGCCGGGTCGATCGGGGGTCTCGCCGCCGCGGTCGCCGCCGGACTCGGCGGGTCGGACTCGATCCTGAAGACGGAGGCGGCCACCCACACCTTGGTGGCGGCGCACGCGACGAAGGCGCGCGCCTGCCTGGTCGTGGTGCGGGTCGACGAGACCTACGCCGTCGGCACCGGCACCTTGCCGACGGTCAAGGTCGGCGAGACGGACGCCCTCGAAGCCGCGATGGCCGTCACGGTCCTGGATACCGAGGCGGCGGGCACCGTGCTCGTCTTCGCCTTCACGAACACCGCGACCAAAGCGATCGTCGCGACATCAACGGCGAAGGTGGGCGATGCCACGGGCGGCTGCACGGTCACTGTGATCGCGATTCCGACGACCTAGACCGCGCGACGCGCCTAGGAGACGAACGTGGGGGATCTGCGACCAGCACTGAACCCGGCACTCTCGGCCTTCGGGGTGCCGGCCACGGTGACGCGGCCGGCCCCGGACAACACGCCCGTTCCGACCACTGGCGTGTGGGTCACTGCCCTCGAGGAAGAGCGACCAGTGGGTACCGACTTTCAGCGGCGCGAGCCCAGGCGACTGATGGCGCTCCCACGCAGTGGACTCTCGACGATGCCGCGCGGCACGTCCGTAGTGGCTCCCGAACAGGCCGGGGCCACGGCCAAGACCTGGAAGGTGGATGGCCTGGAGCGCGTCGAGGCGGACGCCTGGCGCGTGATTCTCGTACCGAGCAGTTGATCGGACCATGATTTCCATCACGATCGAAGGCGCCGATACCCTGGTCGCCGATCTGAAGGGCGCGAACGGCCGCATCGCGGTGGCCCTGGTCCGTGCGCTCAACCGCGCCATCGGTAGCGCGCGGACCGTGATGGTGCGCGAGATCGCCCGGGACATCGGATTGAAGCAGAAGGACGTACGCGACGCGCTCCCCCTGCGCGAGGCCACGTTCACGCGGCCGGAAGCCACGCTCGCCGCGGGGCTCAAACGGATTCCGCTCATGGATTTCCGCGCCACAGGACCTGAGCCCTCGCGCGGCCGTGGGCGCGGGGTGAGCTACCGCCTCCAGGGCGGGCGCAGTCGCATTCCGAGCGCGTTCATCGCCAGGATGCAGAGTGGGCATCGGGGCGTCTTCGCCCGGACGAAGACATCGCGTCTGCCCATCAAGGAGCTCTTTGGTCCATCGCTGGGCCATGTGTTCGCGAAGTATCGAGCGCTCGGCCTGGCACGCGCCGAGGAAGTGTTCATGAAGAACTTCGACCATGAGTTCACCTTCGCCGCCCAGCAAGGTGGCGTCGAAATGGGAGCGCAACAGGATGCCGGCGGAGCCGATTGAATATCAGATCGTCCGCAACCTGCAGAGCGCGCTGCAGCTCATCACCGTCGTGGGGGGCTATCACTTCACGGTGGCGGCGACGGCGGTGAAGCTCGATCCGAACCAGGGCATCGAGGCACTGATCGCGCCCACCGGCCCGCGTCCCTTCATCGTGATCGAGGTGAAGCCCGAAACGCGGAGGTACAGCCCGGCCAAGCGCACACGTCTCGTACTCCCGGTGACGATTCACTGGGTGAGCGAGTCCACACCGACGATCGACGAAAGCCGGCTGCAGACGTACTTTCGCGGTTGCGCGGACGTCGAACGGGCGATCGCGATCGACATCGGGCGCGGGGGGCTGGCGACGGACACACAGATTGTGGACTGTGTGTATGACACGGCGATCGACGGGGCGCAGGTGTGGGCGCAGATCAACATCGAAATCAGCATCAACCGCATCTATGGACAACCCGACGCATGACGGCCGGCTGATGAGGATGAGATCATGAATCTCCAACGCGCGCGCGTCACCCTAACCGTTCATGCCGGGGAAGCCTCGCGCACGATCCTGGCCGGCCAGCTCGTGGACTTCGAGGATGAGATTCGCCCGGGCGTGAGCCTCGGCGGCTGCGTCCGGCCGGAGCACTTCGATCCTGAGCTGCCATTGCCGGCGGAATCGCTCGCGTTTGAGGCAAGCCGCGTCATCCGACCCCCACGCCGATCGACCCTTGAGCGCGGGAAGCAGTGAGGAATGAGGAGCTGACATCATGAGCGTCAATACCCCGTTCATTGGCCGGCTTGGCCAGGCCTACGCCAAGGTCGAGGCGACCTACGCCGCGGATGTGGTCCTCGCGGCCACGGATGCCTTTCGGCATCTCGACCTCGGGTTGGTCTACAGCCCGCGGAACCGCAAGAACGCGTCGGATCGACTGATGACGCCCGACTTGCGCCGCCGCATCACGCAGCGCGCCACCGCCAGCTTCGATGTCCGCCAGGCGTTGATGTGGCCGAGCGGGACGCTCAACACGCCCCCGGAGCTCGATCTCTTCCTCACCCATGGGTTGGGTGCCAGGACGAACGTGACGCTCGCGACGACGTTTGCGCCCAAGCCGCCCGTCGCCGCGCTCGATGCCGTCGCAGGCCTGGTAACGAGCGGCACGCATAGCTGGAAGGTGACATTCTCCGATGCGATCGGTGAGACCAAGCCCTCCGCGAAGTCAAACGTGCTGACGACCGTTGAGGCCGATCATGGTAAGGCGACTCTCACGATCCCGAAAGGACCGACCGGCACGATCAAGCGGACGATCTACCGGACGATTGCTGGGGACACGGGCCCATGGAAGAAGGTGGCCGACGTAAGCGACAACACGACGGTGACCTATCAGGACAATATCGCGGACGGTGCGTTTGGAGTCGATGCGCCGGCGGCCGATACGTCGATGCTTCTCACGACGACGGGCGGTTTCGTGGCTGACGCCGGGACGCTGGCTGTGGGAGACGCGGTGCTCATCACCCGGAACAGCGTCAAGTACCCACGGTTCGTGACGGCCGTCTCGACGACGAACCTGACCTGGGCGCCAGCTCTCCCGACCGCGGTCATGGCGAGTGAGGCGTTGAAGGGCGGCGTGACGTACAAGCCGGCTACCAATCCGGCGAGCTCAATCACGATCGCCCATTACCTCGCCATGGACGCGGGCGGCGGCGCCCAGACCTTCACCCGCGAACTGAAGGGTTGCGTCGTCGACAAACTGACGATGGACTTCGACGCAAACGAGGAGCCGACCATCAGCCTCAGCGGCCCGGCGCGCAACCAAGTTCGGCCCGCGCAGGCCACGCCCGGCGCGTTCACGACCATTGGGACGGCGATTCCATCGGGCATTTCCGGTGAACTGCTCGTGTCCGGCACGGCATACCCGTTCCTGAAGGCGCAGATCGGCCTGATCAACGAGATGGTGTTGCGGAACGCGGAGTACGGCACGAGCCAGGCAAACGGGTTCTATCGCCGTGGTCGTCGCGTCGTCGACATCTCGATCGACGCGTATGTGGAGGATCCGGCGCCGCTCTACGCGTTCGGGGAATCGACGGTGACTGTTCCGATCTTGCTGCAAACCGGCATGACGGAAGGCCAGATCTGGGCGGTCTACTGCCCGCTCGTCGAGTTCGAACTGCCGACGACGCCGGACAACCTCGAAGAGCTGCAGTGGAGCTTCAAGGGGATCGCGTTGGGGAACAACGGAAACGACGAAGTGTACCTCGCCGCCTTATAAAAACCATGCATCGCGCTAACTTACTTGGCCATCGGTTCGGACGTTTGGTTGTGGAGACCCTTCAAGGGACCGTGCAAAGTCCCTGTGGCACAAAACGGCTGGTCTGGCGCTGTGGCTGCGATTGTGGAACGGAGAAGACGGTGCGCGGCGCTGATCTCGTGAATGGTGCCGTGCGTAGCTGCGGATGCCTGAAAGCGGAGGCGGCTCGCGAGCGGCGGACGAGGCACGGACACACGGCTTCTGGTCGCATGAGCCCCGAGTATCAATCTTGGGCCGGCGCGAAGAAGCGCTGCGTGTTTTCGGCCGGCTCAGGTGTGGCTGGCCAGTGGAACGGGCGCTGGGTTTAATGACGTAGTTCTTTCGCGTTGGCGTTCGTGGCTGTCATGCCTGGGTGCCGCCTCGTGGCGGTTCCTACCGGCCAGGTGCGGTGGCCATACCCTCACGCTGGCGCTCCTGTCAGGGCGATTGAATTCAGCCATGCGGCCTCTCGCCGCACAACAGGAGCGTGTGATGAGTGAACCCTACAAGACGACGGTGACGATTGACGGCCAGTCGGTGACGCTGGCCATCGCGCGCCTCAGTTTGAGTGAGGCGATTCCCTTCCGGACCAAGTTTCGGCAGACCGCCGAGCGGTCGAAGCGCACCGACCACATGAAGATCATGGCGGAGACTGACGAGGAATACGACCGGATCCTCGCGCGGGAGGTCCAGGAGGAAGAGGCCGCTGCGGCGTTCATCGCCGAGTCGATTCGGCGGTATGTCTCCGTGCCGGAGGAGACAGATCTCCGAGATGCGGGGGAGCGCCTCCGCACGGGCGAGGATCTGCTGCGGGCCTACGGAGCACGCCAAGGCGTACTCACCCAACTATTGAGTGCGATCTTCGTCGAGAACGTGCTTGGGGAGTCCGAAAAAAAAGCCTTGCGGTCAGCGCTCGCTTCCTCGCCTGGCTCGGCAGCGCCAAACGAGGCACCAAATGGGGCGAGACCCGAGACGATTGCACCAAGTGCCTCAAGCTCGGGTACGACGGAGAACGGGGATGTGACGGGCGACCCCGCGACCAAGCCGTCTGGACCCAAGGTCCACTGAGGCTCAAGACCTGCCCGGTGCTCGAGCTGACACCGGCCGTGCGTGCAGCGCTGGAGTGGTTCGAGGCGACGCATGACATGCGCTACGACGAGGGGATCCCACGCTGGATCCGGATTGCGTTGCCAAGGGCAGGCGGGGCGGGCGAGCAGGACGCGAAACTGATGGAGACCTTGGACTATCTCCTCGGCATCGAACAGGCGATCTTGCAGCGGCGGGTCAAGGTCGAATTGCGCGCGCGGCGAGAGGCGGGTAGAGGGAAGGAACATCGTCGTGGCTGAGCGCAGCATCAACATCACGATCTCGGCCCGCAACCTCACCAAGGAGGTCTGGGACCAGCTCGCCGCCGCGGCGGAGAAGACCCAGAGCAAATTTGAAGGCGCCGGGAAAGCCGGTGGCGTCTTCACGAGCATCCTCGAATCCGGCTTTGCACGCCTGACGGCAGCGCTTTCGGTCGCCAACCTCGTCAACAAAGCCGTCGATGCGGTCCTCAACTTCGCGCATGCGGGCTGGGGGGCCGGCGACATGCTCGTCAGCATGGCCGCAAAGACGGACCTGTCGATTGGCTTCCTCCAGAAACTGCAGTTCGTCGCCGCGACGTCGTCGACGTCGCTCGAGAGCCTCACCAACCTCGCCTATGTACTTGGCGTGAACTTGGCCGGTGGCGACGCGAGCGTCGTCGCGGCGGTGAATAAGGTCGGTCTGTCGTTCGAGGCGCTGCTGCGCATGTCTCCCGATGAACAGTTCGAGGCCGTCGTGGTGGCGCTCGAGCATATGACGAACGCGGGGGAACGCAATCGTGCCGGCAACGCGTTGATGGGGCGAGCATATCGAGAGAACGCGGCGGCGTTGGCCCACTGGACCGAGAAGAGCCAGGGCTTCGTGGGCGCGAGCGATGACGAGGTCCAAGCGCTCGCCAAACAGAAGGAAGCTTGGGAGGGCCTGAAACAGAGGATCACGGACACCATGACGGCCAGGCTTGGCCAGATGGCCCTCGGCCTCGAGCAAGGGAAAAAGGAAATCGACGTCTACAAGTCGATGACGGCGGAGCAGCGGGCATACTACCAGGAACTCTCCCGGGCGGGACTTGGCCAGCAATATCTTGCGAAACTTGCCGAGGAGCGGGCGGCGAAGGAACATGCCGCAAGCGTCTCCCAGCGACAGGACGTCGCGCTGCTCTCCCCAGCCCAGGAAGCGGCTGCCATCATCACGGCCGCGCTCGCCGAAGCGCACGTGAAACTGAGTCCGGCCATCAGAGGCGCGGCTGAACAGTTGCTCAGGATGGGCCTCTCGGCCGATGAGGTCTTCGCCAAGTTGAAGGCGGGCGGCCTCGTGACCGAATTGCAACACAAAGCGATCACCGTACTCGGCGAGGCTCACAAGAGCACGGGTGAAGCAGCGAAGAAACACGCAGAGGCCGTGACCGCGTACACCGAGAAAGTGACGCCCTCGAACGCGGAATCGCGGGTGGCTGCCGAAGTGCTCCGAAAAGTCGGCGATGCGGGCATTCACCTGTCTCTGGGTCTTGAGAAGCTTCCGGGTCGCCTGATCGCCGTGTCGCTCGTGCTGAATGACATCGAGGAGCACGCCGCCTCCTCTCTCATCCCTCTACAGGACTTCGGATTTCTGGTCGGGCGGCAGATTCCTATCGCCGTCGAAGATGGCGTGTTTTCACTCAACGCATGGGTCGACACCCTGCGGAAACTTCCGAAGGAAGCGAAGCCCGCGGGGTCGGCCGTCAGAGAGAGTTTCGATAAAATCGCCGAATCGCTCGTCCAGCTCGCGCAGGTGTCCGGCGACTCGTTTAGTTCCGTGCTGCAAGACATCGCCAGTTTCCTCGTCGCGATGAAGATGACGGATGAAGCTGGCAAGGGACTGAACAAGTCCTCCGGCGAGATCGGCGCGGCATTCAAAACCGGCGACCTGAAGGGGGGAGTCGCAGGTTTTGCCAACCTGGCCTCAAGCGCGCTGCAGGCCGGAGCCGCGATGGCCCAGGCCACCAGTAGCGGCAGCCAAGGGATGCGGGCACTCAAGGGGGCGGCGACCGGAGCGCAGATCGGCATGGCATTCGGGCCAATCGGCGCGGCCGTGGGCGCGGCCGTGGGCGCGATCGTCGGCGCCATCCGCGGCCGGCAGAAGGAGTTTCAGAAGATCGCCAGTGACATCGGCCGCGACATGGGCGTGAATATCAGCGAGGGGTTAGCAAAGGCGATCGAAGTCGACAGCAAGCGCCTCGGGGATCGGGTCGCGGCGTCGCTCCTGCACATCAACGACATCATCAAAGAGGCGGGAGGTGTCGAAGCCTTCGGCGTCGACAAGGCCATCGCGAAGACCCGGGACCTGTTCGTCCAGATTGCCACCGGCAAGCTCTCCGTCACGGAAGCGGGGAAGGCGTTCGACGAGGCATTCGGTGCCATCATCCCGGCGGCGATCGACAAGACGACGGGGTTAATCTCGAAACAGGCCCTCGAGCTGATCCAGCTCGACGAGAAGTTCGGCACGCACGCGGCGAGCGTCGCGCAGTTTGTCGGCGCGCAACACACGAGCATCATCGGCGGGTTAAAGGCCTTCACTGACAATGCCGTCGTGACATCAGAGGGCGCGGCGAGCGGGCTGGCCGCGGCCGTCGCTGCGGCCTTCGCCCAGGCACAGGCCCAGGGTCTCTCGACGATCGAGGCGCTCAAAGAAATCGATCCGGTCGTCGCGACCCTTGAGGCGCAGTTCAAGGCGGCCGGCCTGTCAGGGGGCGACGCCTTCGGTTCGATCGCCAGCCTGGCGGCGGTCGCCCGCGACGAGATCGTCGCCAAGGGCATCACGGCCGTCGAAGGCCTCCGGCAGGTCCTCGTCGGCACCTACAACACCGGGATCCTGAACCAGGAGATGTTTGCTGGCTTGGCGACGCAGATCAGCGACACGTACACCAGCCTGGTCGCGCAAGGGAAAGATGGGAACGCGATTCTGCGGCTGATGCAACCAGAACTACAAACGATCTGGGAACTCCAACAGAAGACGGGCTACACCGTCGACGAAACGACCCAGGCCCTGATCGACCAGGGCATCGCGGCCGGGATCGTCGGATCCGCGCACAAGAGCGCCGCCGATCGTGGGGCCGATGCGATGGAACGCGTCGCCGATACCCTCGATCGGATCGCCGACAAGATGGGTGTGGCTGGGGACGCCGCCGGCACAATGGCCAGCAAAGTCACAAAGGCGATCGACCAGGTGCCCACGGATATTGACATCCGCTTTCATGCCAACTGGACGCCGCCCGGTTCGCCGCCGGAGCCTGAATCTGAACCCACGCATCAAGCCGGTGCGGTCATCACGCGGACGCACCGGGCCCGGGTGCACGCCGGCGAAATCATCGGCCCCGTGAGTTTCATGCGCGAGGCGCTGGCGGGGGCGCTCGCCGAACTGCGCGGATCGATGGGCACCGGGTCGGCCGGCGACAGACCAATCGAGATCACGGTCATTTCACAGCTGGAGGGTCAACAGGTGGCACGCACGGCCGTGCGATTCCTCCCTGATGAACTACGGCGGCTGGGGCTCGCATGATACCCGTCTCCCTCACAATCGCGGCCGCCGCGAAAACGATGCTGCCGGGCTGGTCCGTTGATGCGGTCGCCAACGGCCGCGACACGTTGACGTGTGACGTGTCCTCTCCGGATGGTTCGTATCGCCCGGCTCTGGACGATGAACTCATTGTCGTCGAAAACGTCGGGGCATCTGCGTCCTCGCTCACGGTCGGGACCGGTTCTAAAACCTTCGCAACTCAAGCGGGCCTTCCGCTGACCGTCGGCTTGCGCGTCCGGGCGTATAGCGAAGCCAGCGAGACGACCTGGATAGAGGGCGCGATCACGTCCTATTCGGGCACGACGCTCATCGTGAGCATCGATACGACGAGTGGAACCGGCACGTACAGCGATTGGCATATCGGCCCGCGGATCTTCGGGGGCGTGATTCAAACGCCAGATGAACGCGGCGAAGACGATTGGGGCGGGCCGCCGATTCTCACACGCATCTCTGCGATCGACTTTAACGCGCTCGTGGACCGGCGGTACATCACAGCGACGATTCCAGCGGGCACGCTGAAAGCGGCGCTCCTGGTCGTTGAGCCGTATCTAACGACGTATGGGGTGACGCTCGATCCGGGTCAGGCGCCTGGGCCGAATCTTCCTGAGTTGGTCTATAGCCGTGCGAAGGCGGGCGACGTGTTCACGGAGTTGGCCACGCTGTCCGGGTACGTGTGGGAGATCGACTACTACAAAGTCCTCCGGATGTTCGCGCCCGGGACCGTCTCGGCGCCGTTCAACATCACGACGGGCGACGGCCACGCAATCGGGGACATCACCACCGTCACGTCACGGGCCTCGGCGGGTATGGTGTACGCGAACCGCGTCATCGTGCAAGCGGGCACCCCTGAAGTGCCCATTGTCGCGCAGGCGCCGCTTCCGGCGTCCGAACCGACGGCCGAGCAGATCGCGCACGGGCTATGGGAGATCGTCATCGCCGCGCCCACGATCTTCGACCAGGCGACGGCGCAGGCACTCGCCGACGCCTATCTGCTCCAGCGCACGCCGACGCCGAAGACCGTCAGGTATCAGACCAATGATGCGGGGTTGAAGCCCGGACAGACGCAGACCATCAACATCCCGACGCGAAACGTGAACAACGTCTTTATCCTCACCGAGGTGCGCACGCAGCAGGACGGGGATCTCTTGCTCCGCGCCGTGACAGCGCTCGAGGGCTCTATCTTTCAACCGGGCTGGCGCAATCTCTATCAGCAATGGTTGCAGCCGTTGACGCAAGTGACGGTCGTACCAGGCGCGGCTGGCGGCGGGCGCACGGTGCATTTCTTGGGCGGTAGCGCCGTGGAATACGTCCAGTCGCCAGGCCCGGACTGGATTCCCGCGTCGGCCATTCAGGTCATCCTGGACACCATAGCAAGAGGCAGCGCGGCGGCGACGATCACGGTGCGGTTGCGCGCAACGGCCGGAAGCGTGACGGCCAGGCTGCGCAATCTGAGCGATGGAACGACGGTGGGCACGAGCGCGGCCGTGTCGTCCACAAGCTGGCAGACCGTCACATTCTCTTGCACGTTGACTCCGGGCAGTAAGGTGTACGAAATCCAAGTGTTAAGTTCCATTGCGGACACGGATGTCGCGTGCGTGGCCTATCTTGAGTGAGGAACGATGATGTTGAGACGAATCCTCGCGCCGGCGCTTGTGCTGCTCACGGTCGCGCCCGCATCTGCGCAGAGCGTCCGGGCGGATCGCGTGATCACACCTTTGCTGTACGCCAACATCACCAAGTCCCTCACGCTGGGCGGCACCGGCATAGAAGGCTGCATCACGAATCCGCCGACGACGGCGAATTGCGAAGCGGTGAGCGTGAGGCTTGCATCGGCCTTCCTCGAACAGCGGCTCATCACCGACAGCACTTTCCGGACGCAGTGGTTTGTCGGCACGGACGGCGGGCACGTGCGCGCGTACAACGGCGGCGGATGGATGCCGCTGAAGCTCGACGGCGGGCCGGTGCAGGTGGGCGGCGGCGGGCTCCACGTCGGGACGTCGGACATCATCGACCCCGGCGCCGGCAACACGGCGCTCGACGGATACGTCGGGCTGCCGGGCTACGTGTCGCAGACCACCGGCTGGCGCGTCGACAACGCGGGTGGCGCCGATTTCCGCTACATCTTCACGGACGAGCTGCACGCCAAGAAGTTCATCGCCGACTTGGAGCAGGCGCTCGCCGGTGGGCAGATCATCGCCAAGAGCGTCGCGCAGATCGGCGCGATCTTTACGGCGCCGGCTCCAGGCTCGATCAGCACGCTGACTGTCAAGGATCTTCCCTCGGCGGCAGGCATGGCGGTGTTCGAGGCGGGCGACTACCTTCGCATCCGGACCTTCTCCCGATCCGGCGGAAGTCTCAGCATCACTGATGCCTGGGGCACGGTCGCCAGCTATACCGATCTCGACGGCGGACTCCAATCGTGGCAGTTCACGCGGCTGATCACCAACGGCGGGGCCATGACCACGGGCACGGAGATCGAGATTGATTCGATCGTGCTCGACTACGGGATCAGCGGGAACGGGTTCTACGAAGTGTCGGCCGTCGATGGCGTGTATGGCATCAATTCGCCCTACGCGCAGATCGTGACGTGGGCGGGGAACTCGCCCATCGCGGCGAATCAGACGCTGCGGGCCAGGCTCGGGAACCTGCGCGGGATTACCGGGACGACGGGCGAGTACGGTCTGATCGCCGGCACCTACGCAGGAACCGGCGGCACGTACTTCCGCGCGAGCAACCAAGCGTTCGAGCTGCACGGCATCGACCTCAAACTCTGGAACGGCACCACGAACGTCTTGCGGCTGGACCACACGACGCCCTACTGGTCGATGGGCAATCCGGCGCCGACGACCTACAGCAGCGGGACGGGGTGCTGGTCGGGCATGGACGCGGGCGCGTACAAGTGGCGGTGCGGCAACCCGGCGGGCCAGATCATCGACTGGAACGGCACCACGCTCACGATCGTGGGCGACGTGCAGATCGTCGGGGAGTTGCCCGACGCGGCGAACTCGGCGAAGCTCGGCGGTGTGGCCGCGAGTGTGTTCATCGCGGCGAAGGACCGGGTGAACCTCGGCCTAGATGCGAGCGGCAATCCGGCGATCCCGGCAGTGGCGGCGCCGAGCGGCAATGGACTCTACCTCTCGTCCGACCATGTCGGCTACTACGGATCGGGCGCGTGGAAGACCTACATGGACAACGCCGGGAACTTCTACCTGGGCGGCACGGGCGGGAATCTGACATGGGTGTCCGCGACGAACACGCTGACGATCTCGGCCACGCTCAGCGGGAGCGGCGCGGGCATCACGGCGATCAGCGGCGGGAACATCACGACCGACTCGATCACGGCGACCCAGATCGCCGCGAGCGCCATCACGACCTCAGAACTCGCGGCGAACAGCGTCACCTCGGCGGCCATCGTCGCCGGGACCATCGTCGCCTCGGACATCGCCGCCGGAGCGATCACCGCGTATGAGATCGCGGCGGTCACGATCACCGGGGCGAACATTGCGGCTGGGACGATTACGGCCTCGAAGATCGCGGCAAATACTCTGACGGCGGCGGTCATCGACTCCGGAGCGATCGGGACGGATGAACTGTACGCGCAGGCGGTGACGGCGGACAAGATCGCTGCTGACACGATCACGGCCGGTCAGATTGCGGCGAGCGCCATCACGACGTCGGAGCTGGCAGCCCTCGCGGTGACGGCGGACAAGATCGCTGCTGACACGATCACGGCCGGTCAGATTGCGGCAAACGCCATCACGACCTCGGAGCTGGCGGCCAGCAGCGTGACTGCTGACAAGCTGTCTGTCTCGACCCTCTCGGCCATCAGCGCCAACATTGGTACGGTGACGGCGGGGAGTATCAGTGGCGTGAGTCTTCGACTCGATGCGGGCGCATTGGGCGTGTCTTGTTCTGGTTCATTCCCCACGTCGTGTAAGTTCTTCGTGGCAGATACCGGATTGGTCGTGGCGGAAGATCTTGAGGCCGGTGATCTCTACGTCTACAACGATTTGCGGTTGACTGACTCCGATAGCCAGGTCTACATAAACAACCCTAGCACTACGGATTCTGCCGACTATCCGCTAGTCTGGAGTTCCGGCAACGGATGGGTGTATCGCAAGACCGACGGGGTTAACACGACGATCTGCGGCGGCGGCGTGGCGGGCCTCACGATCGAGCGGGGGATCGTGACGGACTACACCTGCGCCGCGCCCGAGCTGACGCCGGCCGCCCTGCTCGCGCGGATCGAACAGCTCGAAGCGCAACTCGCCGCGCTTCGCATAGAGGGACGGCGATGAGACGAACGTCGGTTGTGTTGCTGGCTGTGCTCCTGGCCGCGTGCGGCGGGCCTGGGCCGGTTGTGCCGACGGCGCCCACGCCGCCTGTGCCTGCGAGCATCAGCGGGCGCTACGCGGGCCAGGTGACCGTGAGCGACGTTCGGGGCGACCCCTGCGCGGCGCAGCAGCTGAGCGCAGCCGCGCGGATCGACGCCACCCTGCTCGCGGCGGGCACCACGCTGTCCGGCGAGGTCCGTTCCGGGGACTTCCCGAGGCTCGACTGCGACTACGCGGGCAGCTCGACGCCGGAGGGGTTCATCGCCCTGTCCACGCGCTGCGCGGTCGTCGCCGTGGAGGTCATCGGATGCCCCGGCGGGCGCCGCGCGCTGCAGTTGTTCAGCCAGCAGTTGGCATCCTATTGGATCGGCCAGCGGACCATGACCGGCTGGCACGTGGAGACGTGGAGGGACGGCGAGACGCTCCTGACCGTGACCCACACGTTCAGACTCGATAGGGTCGGAGGATAAAGACATGAAGAGACGCGCATCGTGGCTCATGCTCTGCGCCCTGCTGTGGACCCCGCTGGTCTACGGGCAGGTCGTCATCGCCCCGTCGCCCGTCCCGGTCTGGACGAACAACTGCGTCGTCCAATACTGGACGAGCGACACCCAACTCCACTGCGTGGCCATCTCGGGGGTCTCGCAGCCGCTCACCGATAGCGTGGGCCTCATCGCCGACAGCGCGAACGCGACGAAGATCCTCGCCTTCGAGGTCTCGGCCATCGCAAACGCGACGACGCGCACCTGGACGATCCCGAACGCGAACATCACGATCCCGACGACGATCGCGAGCCTCGCGGCCAACACGTTCACCGGGCTGCAGACGGCGAACGGCGGAATCGCGGGGACGACCGGGACGTTCAGCAGCACGGTGGACATCACCGGCAAGCTCACGCTGAGCGCGACGAACAACGCGGTCGGCACGGTCACGAGCGGGGTGTGGAACGCGGGGGCGGTGACGAGCAGCGGCGGGATCGCTGGAACGACGGGAACGTTCAGTTCGACGTTAGGAGTATCAGGAAACACGACTCTCTATATTCCCAACGCTGCTGGTGCTTTTGTGCCGTTGAAGTTGAGTATGGCGCCGGGTGGTGTTACTGGTTCACAGGCTATTGAACTTGGTTTGTACGATGGCGACTATGGGGCGTCAATTAGAGCCGCGTACAATTATAACTCAGCGATCAGCGCGACCCTGATTTTCGCCACCTCCACGACGGCCGGGACAAAGACCGACGCGCTGACCGTTGGGGCCACCCAACTTGTGCGGATGCACGCCTACGGCGCAGGCACGGCGACCTTCGACGCCTCGGGCAACATCACCTCCGTCTCGGACGAACGGATGAAGGTGATCCTCGGCCCCTTCACGCCCGGCCTCAACGCGCTGCTCGGCCTCCGACCCATCCTCCACCGGTACACAGAGGCCTCGGGTCTCGACACGGAGAACGTCTACGCCAGCTTCTCTGCGCAGAACGTCATGGGCTACATCCCCGAGGCGGTCGGGAAGAATCTCGATGGGCGCTATTCGATCAACATCGTCCCAATCGTGGCGGCGACGGTGACGGCCGTGCAGGAACTGTCCCGCGAGGTGGACGAGCTGCGCGCGGCTGCGAACCTGCCCGCGAGGAACCGCGTCGTCGCCAAGGTGACGGACGAGAAGCGCATCGTGAACAGCGCCACGCCGAAGCGACTCGCGGAGATCGCCAAACAGAACGCCAAGAAAGCCAAGGAGATCATCCGATGACCTGCCGTCCCCGTCTCCCCGTCGTCGTCTTCGCCGTCGTGGGCCTGCTCTGGCTGGCGGTCCCGGCCGCCGCGCAGGAGAAGCCCGCGCCGCCCAAGCCGCCCGAGGTCGCGGCCGTCGCACCCGAGAAGCCGCCGGCCCTGGGCGAGGTCCCGAAGCTGCAAATCCAGCTCGCGATGAAGAGCATCGAGAACGCGCAGCTCCGGGCGCAGCAGGCGGCGGCCGAGTTCGAGAAGGCGCGGGGAGACCTGCTCGCGCTCGTGCAGGCGCACCAGGTCGCCGGCTATGAGCTCGACCTCCAGACGCTATCGTATATCCAAAAGAAACAGCAACCCGAAGTGAAGAAGTGATGAGTGTCGGAATGGGACGAGCGTTGGTTCAGAAACGATGCGAGCGCTGCGGGCAAGAGTTCTCTGCGCGTGTGGCTGCTCTCAAGATTGGCAAAGGAAGATTCTGTTCTCATAAATGTGCCAACACGGTTAATTCCAGGCTCGCACGAAAGCCTGCTCGGCAAGGGCAACAAGCGAAGCGCGATTATATGCGCGCGTGGAATCAAAAGAACGCAGTCAAACAACGCGAACGGCGGAAGCAATATCGACTCGCAAACATGGAGCAGGTTCGGTCGACCCTACGGCGGTACACCCTTAAGCGTCGGTACGGCATCACCGAGGCCGACTATCAGCGGATGTTAGCGGCACAGGACGGTCGATGCGCAATCTGTCGAACCAACGAACCTCCAAAACACAAGGATGGATCGCCGAAGCGGTGGCATGTTGATCATGACCATCTCACCGGAGTCGTTCGCGGGCTTCTGTGTAGATCGTGCAACAACGGCCTCGGGCACTTTCGCGATAGCGCTCATTTGCTGATGGCTGCCTTGACCTATGTCAAGAAGCCGACTGAGCCGCCGAAAAAGGAGATCCCATGAACGGCGCGGAATGGGCAGTGATGATGGGGATTGCGACAGGGCTGGGACTACCGGGGCTCGGGGGGCTCATCTTCATCGTCCGGATGGAGAGTCGTGTGACCGCGATTGAGTCGCGTCACGAAGAGGACACGAAGTGGCACGGGTGCGTCGACAGCAAGCTCGCGCTCATCGCGCGGGATGTCAACCGGCTGATCGGGCGGTTGGGAGCCACAGACGAAGGGGACCGATAGTGACGATCACGGCCTTCGATCTCGCCGCCTGGCGCTGGCCGCATGTCGATCCCGTGAGGGAATGGGCGTGCAAGGGCACGGGACGGATCATGGTCGAGACGGACTTCCTCGACCGCTTCGAGCGCCTGCGCGTCGCCTTCGGCCGACCGCTCATCATCACCAGCGGGTACCGATCGCCCGAGCACAATCGCCAGGTCTCGGCGACTGGCGACGACGGCCCGCATACCACGGCGCGCGCCGTGGACATCCGGATCTACGGGACGTGGGCGCTCGACGTGATTCGCCGCGCGCTCGACGAGGGGTTCACCGGGATCGGGGTCATGCAGCTGGGGCCGCGCGGCGGCCGGTATCTGCACCTGGACGATCTTCCGGACGCGCCGGACCGGCCGCGGCCGTGGATCTGGAGTTATTGACGTAGGAGGAGATCCGCATGATGATTACGCTGAAATCTTTTCACGGTAAGTATGTTTCGATCGATCCGCTGGGACGCGTTGTGGCGGATCGTGACGTGGCTCGCTCGTGGGAGCAAGTCACGGTTGAACCCATCGCCGCGCCCTCGCCCGTTCCTGGCACTCGCCTGGTCGCGCTGAAATCGGCGCATGGCAAGTACCTGTCGGCACAGCCCGACGGTTCGCTCATCGCTGATCGAGACATCGTCGGCGCGTGGGAGCAGTTCGAGGTGGCTGCGGATTTTCTCGCCGGCCTCTGATCGGTCCACTCAGGATCGAGGCGGGGGCCTTTGTTGATGATGGAGATCAGGCGTGAGGCTTAAACCAAGGAAGACACTCGCGGATCGGTTATGGCCACATGTTCGCAAGACAGACACATGCTGGCTCTGGACAGGATACAGAGATACTAACGGTTACGGACGCATCTACGACTACACCGAGGACGGCCCCACATGGTCGCATCGAGCCGTGTGGGAACTTGTGAATGGACCTATTCCGAGTGGACTGTGCGTTCTACATCACTGCGACAATCCAGGGTGCGTCCGACCCGATCATCTCTTTCTCGGCACGATGGCAGACAATGCACACGACATGGTGGCGAAGGGGCGTCACTTAATTGGCCGCATGATCGGTGCAAACAAGATATGCGGCGATGCAAACGGGAGCAGATTACACCCAGAGCGATTAGATCGCGGCAAAGACCACTGGGCCAATCGGATGCCGGAACGTATCCCGCGGGGCTATCGGCATTCCAGTTCTAAACTTAATCCCGAGGCGGTCGCGCAGATTCGCAGCTTACGCGGTCATGTTTCATCATCTGCTCTTGCTCGACGCTTCAGGGTTGGAGGGTCAACTATCAAGCGTTGCTGGCGCGGTAAAACATATCGCGAGGTCGCTGCATGAGATGCGTTCTCCCTTGTTTGTGCCACGCCGGTGATCTGCTCGCGCTCTACTCGCGCGATCCGGCATGGGCCGAGGCCGAGTTGGATGCTATTGCATCGGCCGGCTATCTTGGTGTGCGGACGTGGACCGAGCTGTCCGGCGAGTGGTGGGACGGACTCGGGCGATCGATTGGCCCGGACCAGCCGGGATACCTGGACGCCGTGCGTGGCTTCGCCGCTGCGCTGCGAGCGCGTGGCCTGCGCTGGCTCGTCTCTCAGGGCTGGCGGATCACGCTGGCGACCATGACGGAGCTGGCCGAGACGCTGCGCGACGCAGGTGGGCTCGACGTCGTGCTCGGCGTGGATGGCGGGAACGAGGCGTGGCACCTGCCGGAGAACACGCCCGAACATCTACGGCTGTGCGTCGATGCCTTCAGGTCGGTGCTGGACGTGCCGATCTGGTCGCTCGGCTCGCCGCCAGGAGAAGACCGCGACGAGCTGAATCGCTATAGCGGTTCCGTCTATGATGTCCACGGCTGGCGCGGCGGGCACGTCGCGGACAAGATCCGGCACGCCTTCGGGGTCGCGTACGAGCAGCGCCCCGCCTGCCGGCTCGGAATTCAGTCCGAGCCGCCGGGCGCATGGTCGGCAGGATCATTGGTCTCCATCATGGAGCACCACGAGGAGATGGACGCCGAGGCGATGGCGCTCCTGACCGCGATGCACCTCATGAGCCGGCAGATGAGCGTCTACTTCTCGTCGCCGGGCGTCTCGTGTCGGGAGCGTGGCGAGTTCGCGCGGATGCCGGGGTTCCGCGAGGCCGCGGCGATTGCATCCGTATTGCCGACTGATCTGATGCAATTCCAGACGCTTACGCACGGCGGCAAGCGCGGTGAGCGCGTGCTCTGCGCGACGGGTGAGGGGGATTACTTGATTCGGGTGGATCACGCCATCCATGACGACGGGCGATTCATGGCTATCCCCTATGCAGCCACCCCGGGCGATTGGGTCGTCGGGCTGAAAGTCGAACGCGGGTGCGAGCTGACCGTCATTAATCCGGCGACGCGCCAGGCGTTCGGGCCGGTTCGCTACTGGCCCGCCGACATGCTCGGCCTGCACTTTCACCACGGGCGGATCGTGAGGGGGCAATTACTGTGACTGTGAGGACACCATGATCACCAGAGACTCGTACGTGTTGTGGGTGGGGCTCGCAGCGGCCATCCTCGGCTACCTCGTCACGGCCGGTGCGCCGCCGACCGAGTGGTCGTACATGCAGTGGCTCCAGGCTGGCTCCGTGTTGTTGGCCTGGGTCTCGGGCAAGCTGGCGACCTCACCCCTCGCGGGCGAGAACGACGCCAACAAAATCAAAAATGGAGGCACATCGTGAAGGAATTTTTCTCGTTTCTCGGCAAGTTGATCGGCATCGTCGGCAAAGGCAGCAAATTGTGGGGACAGGGCCTCGCGCTGCTGCCGCATCTCGTGCAGATCATGATGGCCGTGCAGATGCTACATGGACCCGGCACCGGCGCGGAGAAGCGGGCGCTCGCGATCAAGCTCTTCCGCGAACTGCTCGCAGCCGAGGGGCATCTCGCCAAGCCGCTGTCGCCTGAACTGGCGGCGGTGCTGGAGAATGCCATCGGCGCGTGCGTCGATGCGGGGATGGCGCTGGACAAGGTGATCGCGACGATCAAGGCGGAATGATGAGCGTCAGGTGCCGATCGCGTCCGCAAACACGAGAAGCCCGTGAGCGCGTGCGGCGTGCTTGGGCGCGACGGTAGCGGGAAATCTTGGCCGCCGTGCTCTATATGGCACGATGCTGGGACCGAAAAGCATGAAGGGTATGCGAAGAGTCGCAGGCGGCCCATAGGAGCATAGGGCATTGTCTCAGTTCGCACGCCTTCCGTCGCCGCCTTGTCCGTCTTGCGGATGTCCGACTCTCACGATGTGGGTGCGTGACGTGAAGCTCAGCGATGGCCGGCGGATCAAGGAGTACTCTTGTGATGCCTGTGGTTGTGGATTCAAGATAGAATCAGCGGACGCGCCGGAGTGTAAGCATGAGATTTCACAAGCCCGCTGAGGAACGTTTCTGGCTCAAAGTAAGGCGGACGCAGCAGTGTTGGGAATGGGCCGGTTCTCGAGTGAACACTGGCTATGGAGCTTTCAACGTCGGTTCGTCGCTGAATCATAGGCGCGGCCATTCCGTTGGTGCGCATCGGTACTGTTGGGAATTGCACTACGGAAAGATTCCAGCGGGGCTCTGTGTTCTCCATCATTGTGATAATCGCGGCTGCGTTCGACCAGATCATCTCTTCCTCGGCACGTTCGCTGACAACGCTCAGGACATGATTCGCAAAGGCCACCGATTTCAGCCAAAGACCGCTGGCGAATCTCATGGCGAGGCCAAACTGACAGATTTAGACGTGCGTCGGATTCGCGCATCGCAGGAATCGGGACGTCAGTTGGCAACTATGCTTGGTGTGAGCCCATCTCTTGTCTCGTCAGTTCGGCTTCGGAAGACCTGGAGACACATCGCGTAGGGGCTCTGCGGAGGATCTGGGCGCGTGGATCGGGATTTCGGACGAACGCTCAGGCGACGCGCGAGGCCTGCGGGCAGGGGTTTCGGCTCAGCGACGAGCACCCGACTCGCCGCTCCTTGCCCCTGGGGTCGCAGCGGTCGTCGTAGCCGGCCGGCGCGGCCGATCCCAGTACGGGGACCGGCACTTGGCGCAAGTCATCGGGCGCGCGGGCAAACGCTGCAGCCATTCGTGGCTGCAGCGTAGACAGCGGCAGGTCGTAACGGTCGCCGCCGCCACGCGGTCAGCAGTCACCGGTCCTCGCGATCGGCACCGACTTCGGACGCAAATGTTTCAGCGTCCGCCTTGATGGCGGCGACGAGCGCCGCTATCGACGCAAATCGAACAGGGAAACTGTTGGCGCTTTCCTTCAGTTCGTATCCGCCGCGAATTTTCTTTACGAGTGCCTCGGGGGTGTAGGTGTCCATCGCCCGGGCGTTGAGCTGTCGCAATGTGATCGTCATCTCTCTACCTCCATCTCCATCAAGAACGCGGTCGCACATCGCAAGCAGTGTCGCGAGCCAGAAGTGTATGACGGTGCCTCCCATAGACACTCTATGTACGGCTCCCCGGGTTGGATCGTCCGCGAGCAAGTGGAGACATGGGCTTCGTATGCCCGGGCTATCGTCCCGTCGCCTCGACATGGATACGCGCGGCGAGCACGACGGAGGATCAGGCCATCCGGGAGTGAGGGACACACCGGAGATGGTATCTGCGTCATCTCTCTACCTCCATCCCACGTAGCGCGCGGTCAGCGGGCCTCATCATCGTTCCCGCGCCGCCACGCGGCGGCGATCCGCTTCGCTTCGCGCAAGGAACTGATTTGCGACGCGACCTCGACCTCTTGGCGCTCGGGGTAGACAGTCCCGGTCACGCGATAGGGCGCGCTGCCTGTCGGTCCAGTCTGGATGGTGATCGTCCTGTTGGTCATGGTCTTCGCCCTCATTTCGCATCTCGTCAATCGATCTTGGTGGTCAACTCGACGCTCGGGATGTCCGTCGCATGCTCGGCGAGTCCGGTGTACTCGCCCTGGCCGATCGAGCCGAGCAGCCCCGCGCAGCGCATGCAGTAATAGGCGGTCACTTGGACGCGCGAGCCGACCAGCCGCGTCCACTCTTGCTGCCGGTAGCTGGTCGCGCCGTCCACCTGGCATCCGCACCGCTCGCAGGTCTCATCGTGGCGCTCGATCTGCTCCGTCCGGACGTTGTGCTCGGTGATGAGTCTGGCGATGTCGGCGAGTGAGGGATGGCCGAGGTGGGTCGCCAGTGTAGTCATCGGCACGCGGCTGCCGATGTAGCAGCGACCGTCCGTAACATGATCGATCTCGATGATAGTGATCGCACCCTTGGCGGGGGCATCGGCTCTGGCGGTCTGGAGGCTGGGGTAAGTCGTCATCTCTCTATCTCCATCCTACAGCTACAGTATACACATATGAGAGACAGAGCGCAAGGGGAATCGGCAGGCAGGATACCGATTTTGAAGGGAAAGCGACCGGAAAGCGATATAATAGCGAAAGTGGCTGAAAAGTCGAGCATTTATGAGCGTTTCAAGGCCGCCCATCCTGGTTATTGGGCCACTTACAATGCACGGTATTACTCTGAACACGCCGACGAGATAAAGGCGCGAACGCGAGCAAATTATCAGAAGAAGAAGGCGGCGTATGCCACCCGTTACCTTGTGAGACGGGAAGCCATCGCCGAACGCAACAGGACTCGCCGGCAAGTCATCGCTGATGTACTTCGCGCGAGGGCTCGTGCCGGTTATGCACGAGATCCTCATTCAGCCATCGCGAGAGCGAACAAACGCCGCGCGCTGAAGTCTACAGCCGCCATCGGAACTGATCGTGCCGCCTATCAAGCATTCGTAAAACTGGTGCGACAAGCTGAGATGATCGCTTGTCACTGGTGTCGAGCCCCGGTTCCAGCCTCAGAACGTCGCATCGATCACATCATTCCACTCGTCAAAGGTGGCCCCGACGCCGTGGAGAATTTGTGTTGTGCTTGCCGCCTTTGTAATGCGAGAAAAGGCGATAAATTACCGAGTGAATGGATGGAAGATGGATAGGTCAGACCGGGGCGGGTTCAGGCCGCCCCGGCTGGCGGATCTTATGTCAGGCGGCGCGCGACGGGAAGGGCACGGCGGTGCCGGCGGGGACTGGCGGCTCGAGGAGATAGACCCGTCCGCAGTCGGCGCAGCGGGCATACTGATAGTCCTCCCGGTCCGGGATGGGCTCGAGCGGGCGGGCACAGAGCGGGCAGGTCATCACGGCCGGGCAGAAGGGTAGGCCAGATTCGGGTGGTCGGACCCTTGCGTGCTCCATGCGCAATAGTATACGAAGTATACATTTCGCGGTCAAGGACGACTGACTCAGCCTGGGCGCCAGCGCCCGGTTTTCCACCAGGCCTTGCCCGTTGCCCGCGTCCCGACCTGGGTGTGTCTATGGCCCATCCTGCCGCCGATCACCAAGAGAGGAGGGCGTACTCACTGACGTACAGCGGCTGATGGAGTGACGTACAGGATTCAGAAATTGGCCGTAAGCGCTTGCAGTAAAGAGAGTTATGGAGCCGGCGATCGGACTCGGACCGATGACCTGCTGATTACGAATGCGGGGGACCTGGCGGGGTAACGTGCGCGCGCTCAGTAGGTTGCGTGTGCTCCTGGCATTCATCGGGCCGGCCGCTCTCCGTGCGTTTGGCCGAATGTTTCGGCGTGGCACCGGAACCCAGTGACGTACGAAGCGGCGTACGGGATCGGCGCTTCTTCGGTCGCGCCGGCGCCGCCAGGGCCGCGTCGAGCGCGAGGGCCGTCGACAGATCCTCGAGCGGCGCAACCTCGTCGCGCGCCGCCAGGTGCGTGTAGATTTGCGTCGTCTGGACGTCGGCATGCCCCATGAGCTGGCGCCGGATGGCCTCAGGGAGGCCCCACTGCGCGAGCAGCGTGGCGATCGAGTGGCGCAGGGTGTGATAGGTCGCGCCGTTCGGCGATCGCAAACCGTAGGGCACGCCAGCCGCCGCGGCCGCGCTTTTCAGCGCGGTGCGTAGTGAGTGCACGGGCCGGCGCCGGAATCGCACGATGGAGCCGGTGCGCGCCTGCCCGCGGGCGGCCGCGAGGATCCGCTGAAGCCCGGCGCTGATCGGGACGACCAGCGGCAGGCCGTCCTGATCGGTCTTGTGGTGCCTCACGGTGAGCCGCGTCAGGTCGGCGTCGCAATCCTCCCAGCGCAGCCCGAGGACGTTTGCGAGGCGCAGTTTCGGGGCGAGCGCACCGATCGCGAGGGCGAGCCGGACGTGTGGGGCGGCCTGGCTAATCCACGCTTGGATCTGCGTGGGGCTCAGGACCACGAGCCGGCGCCTGGTCCGCTCACGCGGGAGGTGGTCACAGGGACTCGTCGTCACGCGGCTCAGGCTGCGGTACATCGGGAGGAGCGCCACGCGGTAGCAGACCGAGAGCGCCGAGCGCGCGTGGTTGCGGGCCGCCGGCGAGCGGAATCGGACCTGGAGCCAGTCCTCGAACTTCGCCATCCAACTCGGGTCGGCGATCGGGTGGCCGAGTCTGAGGTCGTGGTAGGGTGTGCGCGTCGGATCGGCCGGCGCCGCGGCCGGCCGCGCGCCCCAGAACTGCAGCATCACGCGCAGGTCCCGCTCGAGGAGGTCCGGCCGCTTCAGCGTGCGCGTCTTCTGCTGGAGCACTTTCTTTGCCCAGTGCACGAACCGCGGCGTGTCGATCGGGTCCGCTGATTCGAGCCCCGCGGCCTGGCGGCGGAGGCGATCGCGTTTGTGCTTGACGAACGTCTCCGCGTCCTTCCGCGTGAGCTGGCGCGTCGAGCCGGTGTAGCGCCGGCGCATCCAGTAGAAGTTGTATTCCCACGATGGGCGGTGCGGGCGTTTGTAGAGCGTCATCCGAGGCGGCGCCTGAAGCGTTATCGCACTTCTTCAAAGGACCAGGAGACACCGCTCGAATTGGTGATCGCGACCACGCCGCCACCGCCGGTCAGGAGCGTCCCGTCATACCGCGTTGTGCCCCAGCCGATCCCCAAGAGTTCATTGACGATCAGGCGACCGCCGATCTTGACGATGAAGTTCGAACTGTAACCGCTATAGGTGCCGATGATGCGGACGCGCGCGATCGACGTTGGCATATCGAACACTGCATCTCCCACGCCGGTTCTGGTCCAGGGGATGAAAGGTTGCACCCGGAACGTCTGGCCGGCCATCTTCCCTTGGTAGACGGCGACCACGTCGGCCTCGCCAGCGTTCCTGATCGTCACCAATCCCGTCGTACTCACGGTCGCGACGTTCGCGTTCGTTGAACTCCACTGCGCTTGAGTGGTGATGTTCTGCGTCGTGCTGTTCGAGAGTTGCGCAGTGGCCGTGAGTTGAACGGTGCCGCTTCCTGCGATCGCGGCGCAGATGCCGGCAGCACAGCCCGGGCCGGTGACGGTGAGACTCGTCACCGTCACGGTCGGGGTCGGGATTGACGGAGTTGTCGGAGCTGTAGGGGTCTTCGTCGCATCTCCCCCGCAGGCCGCCAAAACCACGCCGAGCGCCACCGCGCCGAAGTACCGCAGTTTCATGGTCGTGTTCTCCTGATGTAGTCACTGAACCGCAGCACGCGACTCAAGGTCGACCGTTGCACGCCGGATCTATCTTGTTCCCTCGGCCGGCGATCGAACTGAGGAGGCTTCGCGCCGGCCGGATCCACGAGGCGCGGCAGGATGCCGCGCTTTCTCCTCTGGTATCTCTTGCTCTGGCTCGACGGATTCGCCCACGAGTCGTCGTGTTTCTTCTTCGATGTCTGCCAATGCGTAACCGAGGCCGTGCGCGATCTTCTCCAGCGTATCGCGTTGAACTACCCGCGCTCGATTCTCGCTCCGCTCCAGAATGCTGATCGTGGCCTTGTTGACGTGGGCTTGCTTCGCCAGCGTCTTGATCGTCAGCCGCGGCGTTCGGTTCTCACGAATCTTTCGGAGCACGTCCCCGAGGTGCCAGCGTAGTCCAAGAAGCATCGCATCCTTTCTTATAACAGGTTCACGCTGCCTGTAAATGTCTCAGTTATAAACAGTTACCAAAGGACGCTCGTAGGCGTAATTGAACGCTTGACAGGCTTCCCCGGTATGTGTAGTATTCCGCTTGTATGCGTAAGAGAACGCCTCTCGCCGATCTCCGACGGGCGCGAACTTTGAGCCAAGCAAACATGGCGCGCCTGCTCCGCGTCAGCCAGCAGACCTACAGCAAGTACGAATCGGGGCGACTTCTGGCGCCTCCGCACGTACAGGCTCGTATCGCAGCGCTGCTCGGTGTCGGGCGGGCCGAAGCTTTCCCCGTTTCCAATCAAGAGGCTGTGTCGTGAAGCTCCAGCAGCTGCTCGAGCGCACGCAACGCTTGGCGCAGGCGACGCCGCGCGCGGCGCACGCGCCACGTCTGCCGGTGAAGCTCCAGCGCGAGAGCGTCTGCCTCTGCGGTGTTCCGCTGCGCGCTCACTTCGACCGGCGGAATCGCTTTGTGAGCTGCGAGACGCTCCAGCGTCGGCGGCAGAAGGCGTGACGTCATGGCCACCAGCATTGCCGAATCCTCCGCCCTCAGTCATCACAAGAGACTTGAGAACCTGCAGCCCTCAATGGCGAAGGCGGATCTCAAGAAAAATGAGATGCCGTGGCGCGAACAGATCGGCCGCGCGATCGAGCGGTGCTTTTCGCTCGCAGGACTTTCGCAGAAGGAAGCGTCCGCATTGCTCGATCGCGATCCGGCACAAGTGGCGCGGTGGGTTTCGGCGGCGGAGCGGCCTCAGTTGGATGCGCTCCTATCTATCGACCAGTTCCGGCAGCCGCTGATTCAAGCCTTGTCGGAGTGCGCTGGCGCCGAGGTCGAGGTCACGGTCCGACTGCGGAGGGCCGTCTGATGGGTCTCGGGCGTATCGCCAGAACGTGCGCGGTGTGTGGTGCTCAGTTCCTCGCACGCCGAACAGATGTAAATCGCGGCCGTGGAGCGACGTGTTGCTCAAAACACTGCTCGGCAACGCTCGCCGGTCGTGCTCGCGCGAAGCAACGTGGTGACCAGCACGGCCCGGACAATGTCCGTTACAAACACGGATTGTCGCGCGCTCGCCAGATGATCTCGGAGTACGAACGCAACGCCCGCGAGAAGTATCCGGCCGCATTCACCGCCAAGTCTCTGGTCCGCTACGCGCTGGAGTTCGGCTGGCTGAAGAAGCACCCGTGCGAGCAGTGTGGCAGCTCCAACGCTCAGACGCATCACCAGGACTACGACGAGCCCTTGCGCGTGCGGTGGCTGTGTGCGACGTGCCATGTAGCCGAACACCGCCAACTGCGAGCCGCAGGCGTGGTTGTCAGGAGGCGCTCACGGCCGGAGGTGGCCCAATGAAACGCCCGCAGATGGACGCGATCTTCGCCGTCGAGACTCTGCGCCAGCCGCTCGTGGTCGCCTTGTCGGAGATCGCGGGTGCGGGCGTGGAGATCGAGACCATCGTCAGAATTCGAAGGAGCGCATGACGCAGCTCCTGACGATCACCGAAGCGGCCCAGCGACTCGGGCGACCGCGCGACTTCCTCTATGGGCTGGTGGCGCTTGGGCTCCCGACGTTTCGCTTTCATCCGCGCGGGACGCACTACATCGACGCTGCAGAGCTCGACACGTGGTTGCAAGGCCGGAAGACATTGGCTGTGGTGGCTCCGCCGGCTGTCCCGGCCACCGACGCCGAGGAATGCGCGGCGTTGGGCATCCCGGTTGAACATGAATTTACCAGGTGAAGTGATCATGCAGACGATGTGGGGCCTCAGAAGCGCGAGCCAGGCCGAGCTGGTCAATGAATTACTCGGCGCATCGCCCTTGTTCCTGCGCTGCTGCGCACTCGCAGAATTGCTTCCGAAGCGACGTCAAGCACGGAAATGGCTACAGGGCAAGGGACGGGCTCGAACCTTCGTTCATGTCGCGCAAGGTGAACAGAAGTGATGACGCTCCAGCAACTCGCGGAGGAGTTCGCGGAGCACACCGACAGACACGCAACCGTCAAGTTTGTGATTGAGCATCACGACGAGATTCAAGCCGCCCTGAACGCGGCTGCGTATTGGAATCAGGGTAGTTGGGTGCTAGCAACGGAACACCGCGCAGAGGTTGCTGCTGCGCGCCAGCGGACGCTGGAGGAATACGAGCGGCTGATCGTGCAGCATCAAGGAATGTATCGCGCGTTACTGGGCGCCATCGCGCGGCTGAAGGGGTAGACGATGACGCCCTACCAGATTCGCGAACGCCAGCGCCTCCAGAGCGAGTCAGATAGGCAGGCGCTCGAAGGCATCGCGCGGGCGCGCCGCGCGGCGCTCGAGCGGGACGAGGCGCTCGCGCGGAGGCGGCGGTGGCTCTTGATCTTGGTCGCCCTCGGGCTGACGGTGCTAGCGGTGATCTTCGGCTGGTGGAGGGAGATCAGATGATGGAAGAGCCGATCGTCTGTTCGATGGAAACGCGCTTTTCCTACTGCGCGATCTGTGACCAACCCGGGCGCGTGGGTGCCGTGAAGCTCAAGGGCTGGCCGCATGCCCCACTGATCTGCGCCTCGTGCCTGCGCGGCATGGCGACGACGATCGAGCTGGATGGCACATCACCCGCGATCGCGCGGGTGAACGAGAACGGAGACGCCTGAAACGACGGG